GCCCAAAACAGATGTCCGATAGAATAGACGCTGTTCAACCGCCTATCAGATTTGAAATTAAACAAAGAGAGTTAGATATATGACGAATAACTACTTACCCACCGACTATCAGACTTTTATTGCTAAGTCTCGCTACGCTAAGTATATCGACGGTGAGGGCCGTGAAGATTGGGGCGATACAGTAGAACGCTACATGGATAATGTGGTACGCCCTAAAGCTGGTAACGATTCCTATGTCAACCAACTACGGGATGCTATCTTAAACCTAGAAGTTATGCCCTCTATGCGAGCTATGATGACTGCTGGTCCAGCACTGGCCCGTGACAATACCGCTGGATACAACTGTAGCTATTTGGCTGTAGATGACCCTAAAGCATTTGATGAGGCTATGTTTATCTTGTTGTGTGGTACAGGTGTAGGCTTCTCAGTAGAGCGTCAGTTCATTCAGAAGTTACCAGAGGTTCCTGATCTATTTGAGAGCGACACAGTGGTTGTAGTTAAAGATAGTAAGGAAGGGTGGGCTAAAGCCTTTCGTCAAGTCCTTGCGCTTCTCTGGGCTGGTGAGATACCTAAATGGGATGTCTCTGCTGTACGCCCTGCTGGTGCTAGACTTAAGACCTTTGGTGGTAGAGCATCTGGCCCTGCACCTTTAGTTGAGTTATTTAACTTTGCAGTAACTACCTTCAAGGCTGCACAAGGGCGTAGATTATCTTCTATTGAATGCCATGACCTTATGTGTTTTATCGGTCAGATTGTTGTAGTTGGTGGTGTTCGTCGCAGTGCTATGATTAGCTTGTCTAACTTGTCTGATGATCGTATGCGTCATGCTAAGTCAGGACAATGGTGGGAAACAGCAGCCCATCGTGCATTGGCTAACAACAGTGTGAGCTACACAGAAAAGCCTGACATGGAGACATTCATGCGAGAGTGGCAAGCCCTAGTGGAAAGTAAGTCAGGTGAACGTGGTGTCTTTAACCGTCAGGCTAGTAAGGTACAGGCAGCTAAGAATGGACGCAGAGATCCTAACTATGAGTTCGGAACCAACCCGTGCAGCGAAATTATCTTACGACCAAACCAGTTCTGTAACCTGACAGAGGTTGTAGTACGAGCTACAGATACTATTGATGACTTAGAGCGTAAGGTACGCCTAGCTACAATACTAGGTACTATCCAATCGTCTATGACTAAGTTCCCTTACTTGCGTAAGATCTGGAACAAGAACACAGAAGAGGAGAGACTACTAGGTGTGTCTTTAACAGGCATTATGGATAATAGATTAACAACCAGTCAGAATGCTGGTCTTGAGAAAACATTAGAAAGGTTAAAAGATGTTGCAATATCTACGAATGCTGAGTGGGCTGAACGCCTTAACATCCCTGCTTCTGCTGCTATCAGTTGCGTTAAACCAAGTGGTACTGTCTCCCAACTTGTTGATTCTGCTAGTGGTATTCATGCTCGTCACAGCCCTTATTATGTTCGTACTGTGCGTGGAGATAACAAGGACCCGCTAACACAGTTTATGATTGATAAGGGTGTACCTAACGAACCGTGTGTGATGAAGGGTGATACAACGACAGTCTTTAGCTTCCCTGTTAAATCTCCAGCAGGAGCGGTCACTAGGAACGATATGACAGCCGTAGAGCAGCTAGAGATGTGGCTGACGTATCAACGCTCATGGTGTGAACATAAGCCAAGCGTGACGATCTCAGTACGAGATTCTGAGTGGATGGAAGTGGGTGCATTTGTGTACAAGTACTTTGATGAGATGTCAGGGGTGTCTTTCTTACCTCACTCAGATCATACTTATCAGCAAGCACCTTACCAAGACTGCACTAAGGAAGACTACGAAGAGTTACTAGCTGTTATGCCTAAGAACATAAACTGGTCAGAGCTTAGTGAGTATGAGAGTGAAGATAACACCGCTGGTAGTCAAACAATGGCTTGCAGTGGTGACACATGTGAACTTGTAGATTTAACATAAGGAGAGAACAATGACTGGAATTGAAACAATTGCTGTGTTCATGTTGTTAGTTGGCATCTTAAATTCAATATCATAGATGACCATACAGGAACCCAAGCGTACTCGACGCAAGACTACTTACAAGGGTGCAGGTCGGAAGGTAACTTCTGGCCTCACTCCTAGAACAGATAAACAGAAAGAGTTTATAAATGCACTTAAGGAGTATAGCCAAGTCTTTGTCCTTGGCCCTGCGGGAACTGGGAAAACGTATGTTACGGCGACTTATGCTGCCGACCTCTACACGAAGAAAGAAGTCGATAAAATCGTCATCACAAGACCTCACGTTGCCGTAGGTAAGGAGTTAGGGTTCTTAAAGGGAGATTTAGCTGAGAAGACTATGCCTTGGGCCTTACCTGTCCTAGACGTACTAGAGAAGCACTTAGGGAAGGGCACAGTTGAAACAGCGATCAAGAATGGTAACATTGAAATGGCACCTCTTGCTCTTATGCGTGGTCGCAGCTTCGATGATGCCTTTATAATTGTAGATGAAACCCAGAACATAACTACACATGAACTTAAGATGTTATTAACTAGGGTAGGAGAGAATAGCACTATTGTTCTTAATGGTGACGTACAACAATCAGACTTAAAGGAAGCAGACGGTTTGTCTAAAGTGATACACTTAGCAAAAAAGCACATGCTACCTGTACCTATTATTGAGTTTGGGGTTGACGATATTATTAGATCTGATATATGCGCTCAATGGGTCAAAGTATTTATGAAGGAGAGACTATAATGGCTAAGTGGGATTTAAGTAAGATGGAACCTGATAATGTAAACAGTCCACCACACTACGGACAAGGCACTATTGAGTGTATCAAATACATTGAGGACTTCCTAAGCAAGGATGAGTTTGTAGGCTACCTACGAGGGAATATAGCTAAGTACCTTCATAGGTGGCGCTACAAGAATGGCTTAGAGGATCTTAAGAAGGCTAACTGGTACTTATCTAAACTCATAGAGGTGGAGAGTAAGAAATGATAAGCCTAGATCAATCAGTAGATTTAGTACACTTAGGTATTACACTCTACTTGGTCTGGAAGGTGCATAAACTACAACAAGAAGTGGACTATGCTTACTTTACACTGAGTAACCTACTAAAGTCTTTAACCAGTACGTTTAGAGCAATGACACAATGAAAAAAGCCCCTGCGTCCAACTAAGGATACAGGGGCTTAAGTTTGTCTGGAGTAGTCTTTTTGTTGTTATTACTTACCGAAGAATTTAGATACTGACCTAATTCCTATGGATGCTGATACGATCCCACCAAGGGAATACTGATACCATGTTGGCATAGTCTCAAGTGCTGCAAAACCTGCTTGAACTATAGCATTACCCCAATCACCACAAAAGGCTAGTATCAGGGGAATACTGAACAGTAGAGTTATCCACTCATCTTTCCAGCTATTCTGTGTAGCTTGTATTGCAGCTAGATCCCAGTCTATCTCACCTGTAAGCTGTTTCTTCTTAATCTCAGCCTCAGTTAGTTTGATCTGTGTCTTACTGTCGATTACACTTGTAGCTAAACCAACTACACTGCTTAATATTTGCCCTATCATTTGCTCTCATTCCCTAACCAAACGGCGAATGCTCCTGTTAAGGCTCCAGTTACAGTTGCTGTAAGTGCAGTTGCCTGTGATGTCATAGCCTCTGGTGGAAGCGACATAAACCACTCAATCACTCTGATGTACATACCAGTCATAACCAACATCATTAGTCGTGGTAGTAGTTTCCAAGCTAGTATACGTTCCATTGCTGCTGTCATGTTATACCTCTACGTCTAGTATCTTACCTACATCTATAGGTGCTACAATCCTACCATTGGGACTATAAGCTAACTCAGCCATACTTCTCTGTCTGTTTAAGAGTTCTTCAGCCTTCTCCTGCCAGTACTTGTCAAGCCTTATGGTAATCTCACTACGAGTAGCTGGCTCTACAACCTTTGGCTTATCAGTGCCAGTCTTAGCTGGGGGAGTAGGGGATGTAGTTACTGTAGTAGCTGTAAACTCAGGCACTTGATACATCTGAAATGGAAAAGTACCCTTAGCTTCTAAACCCATTATAGCATCCCCTTTGATGACATTATAAGAAGTACAGCTATGCCTGTTATAATAGACAACACAGTTAGTGTACCCCCAATAACAACTACCTTCTCTACTATCTCTTGCTTACGGAGCCTATCAGCAGCTTCTCTCTCTTTACGTTCTCTACGTGTTCTAGCTCTTATCTCCTGTAGTTCGCCCCAAGCGGAATAACCTCTAGTAGCTATCACAATGGCTCTGAGTTCTTCTTCAGCATCCTTAGCCTTCTGTAGCTTAACGAAAGTCTCCATACTGTTCTCATCATCACCTGAGAAGAGACTGTTCTTCTTCTTATTGTGGTTGTTCCTTAGTTCATCGACACCAT